CTGGAGGTCGCTATATTTACTATGGCGGTCGCCGGGCAAGGATGTACAATAACTGTTATCTCTTCAAGGCGACATCGGACACTAGGGAAGAGTGGGGTGATCTCTGGCAGCGCATTGGTACTAGCCTGATGACGGGCGGTGGCATAGGGGTTGATGTCAGCGCATTCAGGCCGTCAGGGCGCACCCTAGCCCGTACAGGAGGGGTTTCATCTGGACCCATACCCTTCCTATACGCGACAAATGAAATTGGCAGGCAGGTCATGCAGGGTGGATCGAGAAGGTCTGCCATGTATGGTTCCCTCAACTGGATGCACGAAGATGCTACAGAGTTTCTGAAGATAAAGAACTGGCATGAGATGAGAATTCCTGGTTCTGATATAACGATGGCAGACGCGAAGGTGAATGACTTCAACTTCCCATGCCCGTTGGATATGATGAACATTTCTCTGAACTATGATGACGCTTGGTTGGCCGACCCCTTTACGGAGGTCTTCCATACCAACGTGCGGCAGGCCCTGATGACTGGTGAACCAGGGTTCAGTTTTAACTTTGGAGCTCAACAAGGCGAGACTCTACGCAACGCCTGCACTGAGGTGACCAGTTCTGATGACAGCGATTGTTGTAATCTAGGCTCGGTCAACATGGCAAACATCGAGACTGTAGAGGACTTCAAGGATGTTGTTCACCTTGCCTCCAAGTTCCTTGTTTGTGGTTTGATTAGAGCAGAACTCCCCACCAAAGAAATAGAAAAGGTCAGGCAACAGAATAGCCGCCTTGGCCTTGGTTTGATGGGGATGCATGAGTGGCTATTGAAGCGAGGGTTGAAGTATGAGATGACCCGAGAACTAGGGAGGTGGTTATCAGTTTATGAAACAGAATCAGAGAAGGCAGCTAATGAGCATTGCGACAGACTCTTTCTCAACAGACCAAAGGGATATCGAGCGGTTGCGCCGACAGGGACCATCAGTTTACTCTGCGGAACCTCCTCGGGCGTGGAACCGATACCAAGTCTGGCTTACAAAAGACGGTATCTTGTGGATGGAACCAAGTGGAAGTACCAGTACGCAGTAGATGGAACAGCGCAGGCCCTCATAGATGACGGGATCAGCCCAGACAAAATAGAAACATCATTTGATCTAGCCGCTGATCCAGAGAGAAGGATCAAGTTCCAAAGGGATGTTCAAAGGTACGTTGACCATGCGATCAGTTCAACAATCAATCTCCCCGCTTGGGGTAGTGATTTGAACAACGAGGACAAGGTGACAGAGTTTGCAAGGATGATACAGAAGTATGCAACTGGGTTGCGAGGGCTCACGCTCTACCCTGACGGGTCCAGAGGTGGGCAACCGATAACCCCAGTTCCATACGAAGAGGCAATATCAAAGCGCGGGGTGATTTACGAAGACAATACCGAGGCTCAGTGCCTCACTGGGGTCTGCGGGATATGATCCCAAAGGGTAAACGGTGGGAGAGCAAGCGGTACACCCGATGGGTGGGTACTCTGCCCTGTGCGAACTGTGGTATCGAAGACGGTACTGTGGTTCCACACCACCTGAAGGGGCGCTACAGCCCCCTTTCGGGTGGGGCAGGGTACAAGGCCAGTGATTGGCTAACCATGCCGCTATGCCACCCCTGTCACGCCAAGGCGCATAGTGGAGATGTGGATGTATTGGATTGGCAACCCATGTTTATTCTGAAAACGCTTGACTCTGCCTTCAGGGGTGGTATAATTGTCCACACAATGCAAAAGATTGGAGAAGATTTAGATGATTGATTCAATGGAAATGGGTGATGCTCTGGATAGGATAGAGTTGACATCCCCAAAGTATGCGAAAGCAAAGGGTGAGAGGGTTCACCTCGAAGATTACAGGAAGGTGCAGCTTGCCATCCTGTTCGAACAGGCGGTGGGCAAGACGATAGCAGAGAAGGAGAACTGGTGCCGCGCCCACCCAGACTACCAGAATATTATAAAGGCGCACTCGGGAGCGGTTGAAAACGAGGCGGCTTTGTATTGGAAACTCAAACTTGCTGAGACTCAGATTGAAGTATGGCGGACCATACAGGCAACTAGACGATCAGAAGCGAGGGTTCTGTGAAGGAATCATACGCCTCTATGGTGAGCATAGAGGAGATGATGGAAGAAGATGCACTTCAGCATCTTCACTTTAGTGAAACACTTAAACAGGAGAAACAAGTGGCTTACGAAATGCGAGAAGGAAAGTTGTCCCTCTTTACAAACGATAAAGAGGGGAATGAGAAGCGGCCTGACTTTACAGGCAAGGGTCTTTTTGACGGTAAGGAGGTTCACATTAGCCTTTGGAAAACTGTCTCAAAGAATGGTACAAAGTATTTGAGCGGTGATATTCAGCCGCCTTATAACGGTGGGGGTTCTCCTCGCAGGGAGGCAACCGTATCGGCAGATGACGTTCCATTCTGATGCTGATTGAGTACCCAGATGGGGAGTCCGTCGATCTGTTGTTCGATAAGCGACTCCATTCTTACAAGGTGGGTAAGGCTGTAGTGCCAAGCGCGACTAGAGTGCTTGACATTATAGCCAAACCCGCTCTTGTTCCTTGGGCGTTGAAGGTTGGTGTTGGTTGGCTCGAAAAGCACATATTCCACGATGAGAAATCGTCCTCAAAGAAGACTAATGTATACAAGTCTGCTATGGGGCTCGACGCTATCATCAAGGGGGTTAAGTCTGCTTACCGCTCCACATCCAAAGACGCTCTTAACATCGGCACCATCACCCATGAGTGGGTAGAGGATGCCATCAAGTGGAAGATGGAGGGAGGTGAGATTCCCACTCTTCCCAAGCAAGACGAGGCGCTGAATGCGATTGATGCGTTCAGGGCATGGGTTTCGGAGAACAACGTTGAGTGGTTGTCTTCTGAAGAGAAACTATATCACCGCAAGCATGGTTATGCGGGGACAGTAGATGCGAGGGCAAATATAAATGGTGAGTATTGCATTATCGACTGGAAAACCAGTAAGGCAGTGTACCCTGAGTACCACTTACAGGTCGCGGCCTATGCAAGGGCTGCGGAGGATGTACATGGTAAGGATGTTGACGCGACGTACATATTGCGCTGCGACAAAGCAACGGGAAGGTTTGAGGCGGTACGTTCTACGGAAATTGAGGAGAATTTTCAGGCTTTTCTGGCTGCGTTAGCCTTGTACCGTAGGATGAAGGAGATAGGAAGGTGAGTGATGTTACCCTTCCGATGCTGATGGTCTTTCACATTGATGCCGGAGTGACAATCCTTCAGGAGTTGATAGACCATGATCTTATAGACTCGGCTGAGTTGGGGGACATCCTTTCAGAAAGGGGTTCCCAGTCAGAGTCTGTACAGGAGGAAAGGGTTTGGTCCGCTATGCGGGCCTTTCTCTTTCAGGAGGGGAGGATTCTAAACTTTCCCAAAGACCTACAAGGACCGGATAATGAACCGGCTGCGTAAGATTGCCCAACGGAGGCACGATATACACAAGAACCATGCTAGTTCTAGGCCACTGTCCAAAGATTATGAACTGGTTGGTCTTTCTGGGGAGGTTGCTTTTGCGGAGTTTTCTGGGCTAGAGGTAGACTGGGAGGAACGACCAAGCGGGGATAAGGGGATAGATTTCACAACACCAAACGGCATGACTGTAGATGTTAAAACAGCTAGAAAGGCGTTTAATCTAATACATGAAGAGAACAAACCATTCGCAGACATCTACGTTCTTGCTCAGTATATGGATGATGTGGAAGAGGCTGCTTTAATCGGGTGGGAATATGGGGAGACTTTAGAGAAAGCCCCCCGGAAAGATTTTGGCTATGGGATAATAAATCACTACATCCACAAAAATAAATTAAGGTCGATGGACGACCTGAAAGAGATATGTGGAATTGGATAAGGACCGGCGATATTATTTTGCCCGGTACTGTTGGGTTCACCAGTACAAGTTGGCCCCAAGTGGTTTGACTTGGGCAGAGGTGTTTGAGAGGAACGAGGGGGTCAAGCTACACGCTTACGCCAGGGAAAGGATGAAGGCTAAAGAGTCTCGATCACCCGAATAGAAACCACATTCTTTGTGGGGATGTACCAAAGGTTTCCCCAGTAACCTTTCTCCTGAGTCATAGCCAGTGTTGTCCACTGG